CTCAGTACCAGAAGAATGAAAACCATATCGCATCAAAGTCGTTTTAAAAGTTTGTTTTGATCTATAAGAAGCTTCATTTAAGTGTTGTTTGTATTGTTTAATTCGTGGACCACGAACATTAAACGCTGTACAATCTGCAAAACATCCTTCCAATACACCTATTTTACTCATAACTACTTCCACCAATTGACCAATTGTCATTCTCGATGGAATAGCATGAGGATTTATAATTAAATCTGGTCTTAATCCTTGATTAGTAAAAGGCATATCTTCTTCTCTTAAAATCAATCCTACCGTCCCTTTTTGACCAGCTCTTCCAGCCAATTTATCACCCAAATTAGGAATACGCCATTCCCTAACTCGTATTTTAACCAAACGAGTACCTTCTGGACCATCTGTTAAAAACACTTTGTCAACTACTCCCTTTTGTCCTTTCTTGGCCTCTTTCGAAACATCTACAATCACTTCTTCACCATTTAATCTTTGAGTTCGAGAAATCATACCTAAAACAATCGTACGATCATCCAAAACAGTTCCTTCCTTAATAATTCCCCTCTCATCTAAACAGGTATAATCAAATTCTTTTTTTTTCAATCCCAATACTTGTGGATACAATAATGGATTGGCAAAAATAGTCGTGACAGATTCCATCATTCCTTCTTTTAAACCACCATTACCTACTCCTTCTGTGTTTCCACCTCCTTCTTCATCGTCATCCCCACCTTCTTCATTTTTGTCTTCATGTATTTCATAAGTTGTATAATAAGCAGTATTAAATAAACCTCGATTTAAAGCACTTTGATTGATTAAAATGGAATCTTCTACATTATATCCTGTATAGCTCATAATTGCAACAATGGCATTACAACCATACGGATGTTGTTCTCGATTAATGTATTGTAAAAATCGTGTTTTGACCAATGGAATTTGTCCATAATGTAAAACAACCGCCATTTTATCCATTCGAACTGGATAATTTGAATGATACAAGGAACAAGCCTGTTTACTTTGAACACAAGAAAAGGCATTTCTAGGAAACGCATTGTTTTCAATACATAAAACTTGTGAGGCCATGGCTCCAAATAATAAAGATTCATGTATTTCTGCATGTGTATATTTCTTGACAGAATCTTGATGAAACGAATTCAAACATATAAGCGTATTAACAGATTCACTTGGATCAATATAATCCAATATTCCTTGTTTTTTTAATAACATGGCAAATCCTGCAGAATCTTGTACACCATATAATTCTTGTGTATTATATACTTGATCACGACGCCTAGTTTTTTGTGTTTCATTGGTACCATATAAATATTGTGACCAATTCCAAGACAAATTTTTTAAACCACGCAACCATGAAAATCGAATCTTGCCAGTTTCTGGATGAATAGAATCAGTATAAAAAATAGGTCGACACATTCGTCCAGCATCTGTATACACAAAAATACTATTTTGAGGTATTTCAAATGTAATACTTGTCATAATTGGTAATAATCCTAATCGACGATGTGTTTTAAATTTTTGAACCACCAACCATGGATCATCTAAAGATCCAACCCATAATCCATTTACAAACAGTTTTGTCAATAAAGATAAATTACCAGGAGATGCTTGCGATAATGGAATCAATAATCCCGGGAATTCTTCCAAAAACCAATTCTGTATAGGTTCACGAGACATGTATTGAGTAATATGCGTCATGGCCGCAATCGTTTTATGTAATCCAATATTAGCCCCATCGGGCGAATCAATAGGATCTAAAAATCCCCATTGAGAACCAGTCAATGCACGCGGTTCGACTAATTTAGCCCCATCGGGTAAACTAAGATTCAATTTACGCAAATGACTAATCATGGTATTATAAGAAAGTCTATCCAAAGGCTGAACTATGCCAATGCGTTTGCTATGAGCCGTTAGTCCCCAATCACCTTTAAAAGCTTTCCGAAATCCCTTGTCTAAAACTTTTGGTGCAAACAATTCTTTTTGATTCATGGTTACTAATTTCGCCAAATCACTGTTGATGTCTTTTTGATATGTATATTTCGTATCCATCGCCAATCGAATCTGTTTTAATTCGGCAACATAACATTCTTGAAATAAATCACACAATAACTGCCCTGATGGTTCTATACGCTTATACTTGTAATTATCCCGATCGGTCGGCAAATCAATACCAGAATGAACCAATAACAATCGAAAGACCATGTAACCTAAATAATATGCTTTTTCGCGAAAATTCAATTCTCCGATATGTGGTAAAAAATAATCTGATAATATGAGCATGACTTGTGTATGATTTTTATGTTTTAATAAAAGGGCAATATACTCAAATGCTTCGATTTGATTTTGTACACAATTTCCATCATGAACAGATGGAATAAAATAATCCAATAAAAATTCGTATTTGGTCAAATCCAATAAACACATTTCAATAATTTGTTTGTCAGACAAAATACCTAAAGCACGAAACAAAATAAAAAGTGGAATAGGTGCACGAACATTTGGAATACTTACCACAATATTTTGAAAAGCAAAAGAAGCTTTAGGGTGTTTAATATGAACTGCCAAAGTTCGTTTTGGTTTTGACACATTTTCACTCACGGATCGAATTTGAGCAGAACAAATATATTCTGGAATAGTAGATTTTTCATCGTCCAAATCTTCATCTTGTATTTCCTTTACAGAAGCTACTTCATTGGATGTTTTTTTAATATAAAGCATATTATCGGCAAATTTTTCTTGAGAAAGAATACATTTTTCTTTTCCATCAATAATGAAATAACCACCATAATCATTAAGACATTCTCCAAATTGATATCTCATGGTTGGTGTCAAAGAATGTAAAATACAAAACCGCGATTGAATCATGATCGGTATTCGACCTAAAAACAAATGTTTAATAGTATGCGATCTTCTTTGAATACGAGCCTCTTTTCGTATCGCTTTTCGTTCTTCATCTAATTTTTGTCGTTCTCGTTTTTTCTTCACATTTGTTTTTTTATCATTCTCTAGAAAAGCATTGGCCTTTTTAGCACCACCCAAAATATCTTCTTTTTCTTCTTCTTTTTCTTCTGTTTGTTTACCCTCATTGTCCTGATTTCCATCTGATTCTCGAATATCTTCAAATTCAATCGTTAAATCATAATGAATAGGCATGGAATAAGTCATATTTCGCAAACGAGCTTCATTCGGCATTAAATAATTATTTGAATCCATTTGAACCGGTTTTCCAAAATAAATACGATCTCCTTCTTTGCCACCAAAATATAATAATGCTTTGCTTTTATAATCATCCAATGTCTTATCATAATCTACTTGGAATACAAGAGGGTTGCTTTCACGAAAAGTTCTTGGAATAAATTCATCGATAAAATATTCATAAGATTGAATATGATGATTGACCCATGATTGTGGATTTGCCTCGAAATATTCATGAATCAATTTCCATACAAAATGATTATATTCTGAATAATCAAAATCTTGGATAGAATCACTTCCCTGGTTTTCTTCTTGAAAAGAATCACTTTCTTTTTCCTCTTTTTCACCACCTGTTTTTTCTTTTTTTATTTCTTCTTGTTTTGTTTCTTCTTGTTTTTCTTGTTCAAAATTTTTTTGTTCAGAAATTTTTGGTTCAGAAATTATTTCTTCTTTTGTTTCTTGGTTTTTTGTTTCTTCTTCTTTTGTTTCTTGGTTTTTTGTTTCGTCTTGGGTTTTTTTAGAAGTTTTAGATTCCATATCTTTATAATGTATATATTTTATTTATTCTGATAGTAATACGAAACAAAACACCTGTAAAGAAAAAAGGATAAAATTGAAGTAAATTTATTTATCTATATCAAGTTATAGATAAAATCATGAACCGAGTTATTCAAAATTATAAATCACGCAAAGTATTATTGGAGTTGCTAAAGAGGCAAGAATTTTTGGTGGATGAGTATGAAGGCTTTACAGTGAATGAAATCGACACCATGTCAAGAGAAGATACTTTAGATATGTTTGTCACGACAGATCGCAATAGTAATGACCCCTATCGTCCTTTTTGTAAAATGTATATTAAATATGTCGACACAATCAATGTCAATTCTTTGGAAGATATTTTAACTGATTTATTTGAAAATGCAGAAGAAAAATATCGATTGCGCAAAGAATTAGATACTTTAACCATTGTTTCCAAAGATGAACTCAATGAAAAAATGCAAAACTATTTAGTTACCCTTTTTGAAACAAGAAGAATTTTTGTAACCATTATTTTCATTAAACGATTACAATTCAATGTATTGAATCATGAATTACAACCTAAAGAAATTTCCATTTTGACCTCGAAAGAAAAAGAAAATTTGATTGAAAAATACAATATAAACAATTATATGACTGATATTCCAGAGATTTCTAGATTTGATCCTCTTGCTTTAGCCTTGTTTCTAAAACCAGGTGACATTTGCCGATTGGTACGAGATAGTCCCGTGGCTATTTCAACAGAATATTATAGAGTATGCAAATAAATATCGATCGAAACTGTTTTTAGTTTTGTCTTTACAGGGATTTACACCTTTTCTCATTTAAAACGCCCATTTTCACAAGTTATGAATGAGAACCTATAAGTAATTCTTTTTTATTTTTTGTGTTTTATTTTTCTTGGATACATATTTTTCCGGTCTTTCATAAGCACCTTGAATTATATTTCTGTATTTATCTTTCGGTATATTTTTTATGGTTTTTGTGATATTTTCCTTCAATTCTGCGTGTGTTAAACCATCTAATTTTTGTAATCGTGATTTTAACATACTGAAGAAATTTTCGATTGAATTTGTAAAATGTTGATATGGAACGGCATACAAAATATGGTTATTTTTATTAACCAATGTTTTTATTCTTTCATTTCTGCGAGAACTTGCATTATCTAAAATAATAAGTTTGTTTTGTAATTTACTTGTAATATTGTATTCTAAAAATTCAATTAATCTATCTGTATTTATTCCGCCTTTTTCATACAAATCCCAATATATTACACCATTTACTGTAATCCCAAATACCCCTGTATATTTTTTGAATACTTCTTGAGATTGTGTTTTTATGACACATCGTTTCCCTTTTTCGCTATACAGTGGTTTCGTTTTTGTAATGATTTTATACTTGTCTCGTCAATACAAATAATATCTTCTAATTTATATTTTTTCACTTCATCGTAAAATTCTTTTATTTTTGAGTTAATATTAATGTCTTTACCAAACCGTTTATGGGTTCGTGTCGTATTCTTGTCATTTTCAAAGTAATATTATTGTCGTGAATAATACGGCTTATATGCGATTTATTCAAATCAATTTCAGGATATTTATTTTTCAACAAATACAATAAATCTTCAATTGTAATAGTTTTGTTTTTCTTAATTTCTTCCAATAAAAAATTTACATTCTCT